ATTGAAATGTAAGAGGAGAATATGACTGAGTTCATTAAGTATCCACACCTTGAACGGTTTGGTACTGACGAAGTAGACGGGATTAACATTGGTACTTGTTACATCTTTCCGAAGATTGACGGAACGAACGGGTCTCTCTGGCTTGACCAAGGAGACTTGAAAGCAGGAAGTCGGAATCGAGTGTTATCTCTGGATAATGATAATCAAGGGTTTCTTGCTTGGGCTCTTGAGCAAGAGAATATCCGTCACTTTCTGGAAGCTAATCCTTTGCTCCGGTTGTACGGTGAGTGGCTTGTTCCACACAGCTTGAAGACGTATCGAGAGGACGCTTGGCGGAAGTTCTACGTGTTTGACGTGTTTGATGATGCGGCTGGTGACTTCCTTCCGTACAACGAGTATAAGGCATTGCTAGACGAATTTCGAATCGAGTACATTCCTTGTACGTTGAAATCAAACAACCCTGACTACGAGATTTTGCAGAAGGCAACGGAGAACAACCGCTATTTGCTGCAAGAGAACAGTGGTCACGGGGAGGGTATTGTTGTCAAGCAATACGGTTGGAAGAACAGGTTTGGACGCACGACGTGGGCCAAACTGATTACCAACACGTTCAAGGACAAGCACATTAAGGAAATGGGCGGTGCTGTTGTTGACAACAAGATGGTTGAAGAAGAGATTGCCAACGAATTCATCACGCAGCACACGGTAGACAAGGTAGTTGAAAAGATCAGGAACGATCAAGGGCAGTTCGGGGCAAAAGACATTCCGCGTCTTCTTCAAACTGTGTTTCACGAGTTGGTTGTAGAAGAGCTTTGGGAAGCAATCAAAAAGCACAAGAACCCGAAGATTGATTTCAAGGTATTGAACCAGTTCGCAATCAAGCGAACGAAAGAACTGAAACGCGAACTGTTTGGAGGATGATTGATGAAGGGTAAGATTGAAGCAGTCAGTACGAAAGAGTACAAGGGTAAGACCTACTACTCGATGAAGGTGAACGACACTTGGTACGGAGCGGGATTGAAGTCTCCGGGTGCAAAGGGTGATTTTGTAGAGTTTGACGCAGAACAGAACGATAAAGGTTACTGGAATGCGGGTAACATCAAGAAGGTAGCGGGGGCAAGTGTCCAGAATCCGAGTTCTGGTGGTTCATCCTCGGCACCTGCCCAAACTGATTGGGCTGCTAAGGACCGTAGTATCAGTTGGCAAGCAGCACGTAACAGTGCTAACGCGCTTTTGGCTGTTGGGGCAAGTGTCGGGTATCAGGACTTTCCGGACACGTTTGCTAAACTCCAAGCCAAGAGTGATGAACTGACGCTGAAGTTCTTCAACAGTTCTCAGAATCCGGGTGGAACTACGGAGGCAGCTAAAGCCTCTAAGCCCTCCCCCCGAAAGGAACAGGAGCCGGAAGAAGACCCGTTCCACGAGGATGAAATCCCGTTCTAAATTACGCCTTTGACGGCTAGAGTGATGCCCAAATGGGGTGGGAGAACCCGCCTAGGCTTAGCCTTTAGCAGACGAGGGAACAGCGGCTTGATCGCGACAAGTGAGATACAAGACAACCTTTCTTGTACCGCCCCTCTCGTCAACTTATGTGGGCGCATGTCTTAGGTTGGCTTTGTGAATGGAAACTGGTAGACTTGTTCTATCGGGTCCGGTGTTTAGAAGACTTGGGTCTTCAAGCTTAGCAAAATCCATTCTCGGCATGTGCCCCTTTCTATTGGAGATACGTTGTGACCCGACCACCGGGAGCTTTTAACATCAAGGAAAGTAAACGACAAGCAGCGGTTCGCTTGTTCAAGGACGGAAAGAACCGAGATGAAATCATCCAAGCACTCAAGGAAATGGGTGCTACGGAAAACACAGCAGTACAATACTACGCTTACGCTAAACGAGGAGAACAACTTTGATTAACATTGAAACGAACGATCCGGTCATCACCAACGAAGGCTTCCGATCCAGCATCCTGTTCAACGGCAAGGAGTACATCAGTGCTCAGACTTACGTGAGTCGAGATAGTGCTCGTCGTCAGGCGCGTAAGATCGTGCAGGCAGCTTGCAAGGGTAAGGGCAAGAAGGGTGGAGGTAAGGGTAAGTAAGCTTTTGGGGCGCATGTCAAGTGCGCCCTTTCTTTTCTATGCGGCTGTATACCCTGCGGCTTCTACCCGCTTGAAAGGTTAATTGGATACATGCGGGTTCGATTCCTGCCAGCCGCGCGATCTAAACGGACACACGACATATGCCCAACCTGACTACCCAACAATCAGAACAAATCAAAGAACACGTACTACGCTTGTACGAACAAGCACTTCTAGCAGGACGATACGGAAGTGAGTTGAAGTTGGACGGATACATCGGACACAACAAAGCAGCAATGGATCACATTCACAGTATCGGTTACATTCTTGACTATCCAGAGGAATCACAGTGAGTCAGATTGGATCGTTCAAGGACTTGCTTGCTCACCTTCCAGTCAAAGACTTTGAGCAGCCATCTAACCGACGTGCGACAGATGCCGAGTGTCTGTTTGAATACTTGACTGCAAGTAACCCTGTTACACGCTCTGTAAGTTTTGACATTGTTTCAAAGCGATTGAAAGGAGTAGTAAATTGAGCAAATGGCAACTCATTGAGACAGCACCGAAGGATAGCTCTGATTTCTTTTGCACAAACGGTTTCGATTTTGGAGTGGGGTATTGGTTTGAGGGACGCAGCAAGCCTTTTGCCAGAGACTCCCTTGGAGATGCTTTTACCCCGACGCTTTGGATTCCGATTCCGAAACTTCCAGAGGATTCTTGACATGAGCCGCGATAAGGTCGATGGTCTTGTTATTCTAGGTGCTGTTGCTGTGACTGCTTTGGTGGCATATGTCGCGTATCAGCAAGCACAAACCACCATCGTTCACGACTGTCTTCAGCTTGAGAAATTTCAAGTGAACGGTCGTGTGTTTAGCTGTTACACAACGGAAGAAAGCGGAGAAGATGTCTAACGCATTGATTCTGAACATGCGCCCAAACAAGGAGGAACAACATACGTGACACTAGATAACAACAAGGAAGACATTGTAACCCCGTGGTCAAGTGTCGGTTGGCTGACGTACCGCCGAACCTATGCTCGAACACAAGAGGACGGAACCCTTGAAGATTGGCCTGATACTGTTAATCGCGTAGTAGACGCCAGTAAGAACCTTCCCGTCCCGTTGAACGAAGAAGACGCGGAGTACCTTCGAGATACGATGTTGAAGTTGAAGGGTACTGTAGCAGGGCGGTTCCTGTGGCAGATGGGGACAAAGACAGTTGAGCGTCTTGGCCTTGCCAGTTTGATGAACTGTGCGTTCACGGTTGTCGATAATCTTGAAGCGTTCACTTGGACCTTTGACAACTTGATGCTTGGCAGCGGCGTTGGCTACAACATCCAGCGAGAATACGTCTACAAGCTCCCGCCTGTTCGAGAAGAATTTGAAACACCAACGCGAAAGGACGACGCAAGCGCAGATTTCATTGTTAGCGACACACGCGAAGGATGGGTCAAACTGCTTGACTACACGATTCGAGCAGCGTTCAAGCCAGAAGACAAACACACGTTCACGTACAGCACGCAGTTGATCCGTGGTAAAGGGGCTCCGATCAAGGGGTTCGGTGGTGTTGCAAGTGGACCAGAAGATTTGGTTTGGGGTATTGAGCAGATTGGCAACGTCATTGAACAACGACGAGGAAAACAGCTTCGCCCAATTGACTGTCTGGACATCCTGAACATCATCGGTAAGATTGTTGTTGCCGGTAACGTCCGACGCAGCGCACAGATTGCAATTGGTGACGCAGATGATCTTCAGTTTCTTCGTGCGAAGAACTGGGCACTCGGTAACATCCCAAGTTGGCGGCAGATGTCCAATAACAGTGTCGTGTGTAACGACATCAATCTTCTTCCCGATGAGATTTGGAACGGGTACGATGGCTCTGGTGAGCCTTATGGGTTGATTAACCTGAAGCTAAGTCAGAACGTAGGACGGATTGGAGACACTAAATACAAAGACCCGCTTGTGCGTGGTTATAACCCTTGTGCTGAACAGTCGCTGAACGCTTGGGAGACTTGTTGTCTTGCCGAGATTTTCCTTCCGAACATCGAATCAAAAGAGGAACTGTTCAAGGTAGCAAGTACGCTTTACAAGGTTTGCAAAGGTGCTCTCTTGTTGCCGTGTCATCAGAAGGCAACGGAAGAAGTGGTTCATAAGAACCTTCGCATGGGTATTGGCGTTACGGGATACATGGAGTGTACCGAAGAACAAAAATCGTGGTTGTCCGATGTTTACCTTCAGCTTCGTGAACTGGACAACGAGTACAGCAAACAGCACGGGATCAACAAGTCGATTAAGTTGACGACACAGAAGCCTTCAGGTACGCTTAGTTTGCTGCCGGGTGTGACTCCGGGCTGTCATCCGGCTTACGCGAAGCACATGATCCGCCGTATTCGTATTGCAGCGGACCACGATCTAGCTAAGACTTGTCGAGATCACGGTTACGACATTGAGTACGTTCGTAACTTTGACGGGTCAGAGGATCGTAGTACGGTTGTAGTCTCGTTTCCGTTCAGGCACAGCGAACACGCAGTGTTGGCGCGTGACATGAGCGCCGTTGACCAGCTTGAAGTTGTTCGCAGATTGCAGAAGGAATGGTCAGACAACTCAGTGTCTTGTACGGTGTATTACAAGATCGAAGAACTTCCGGAGATTAAAGAATACCTGAAGAAGCACTGGAACAAAAATTTCAAGACACTCTCGTTCTTGCTTCACAGTGACCACGGATTTGACCAAGCGCCGCTTGAAGAGATTACGAAAGAAGAGTACGACGCACTTGTAGCACGAACAACCCCGGTCACGTCAGGAGCAGCAAGTCTTGACTTTGATCCTTCGCTTGATTGCACTACGGGCGCTTGCCCAATTCGATAACTAGGAGAAATACAATTGGCTAACTCATCATTGCAAGAACTTGTGAACAAATTTGTGGCAGATGTCCAGAGTCTTAACACTACGGATGGAGACACGTCACCCATCCCCACTGTTGAAACTGTCGTACACTACGACGAAGAGACTGGCTGGTTCTACAATACCCCTACAGGTGCTCCTCGCTCCAAGGGTGTTGACGAACTCCGACAAGAGCTTTACGCGAAGGGATACAAGGTCATCGCTGACCAGATTCCCATGTACCACTGCATCGCTTACTGGTTGAAACAGCAGTTCCCGAAGACTGCTTTCCTCAACATTGACAAAGTAAAGAGTGCGTTGGAAGACTTCGGTACTTTTGCTCCTCTCGTGGAAGACGAGAACGAAGACATCCTTGTTGACAACATCGTGTGGCAAACCAAGAGCGTTCTTGGTACGGTGATGATGACGAACCGAGACTATCCAAAGACGGAGTACCGAGGTCAGTACGGGCAGAACGGCTTTGTCAAGGTAGTTTGGGATCAGAATAATCTAAGCCCTGACTTCAGCCCGAGTGCTCCTCCTAGCTATCGAGACAATGTAGCCAACAACGCGATCCAGCGTCCAAGTGCTCAAGCGTTTCAGCAGTTCAAGCGCCGCTTTGACACGTTCGGGTACAACAGTCAACCGATTGCTGGTACTGAACGTACCGATCACTATGTGTACAATATCTGGTGGGACGGTACTACGGACGATAACGTGACTTGGTTCTGGCGTAACTGGGCTGTCTCTGTTGGAGCTAATGTAGACTTGTAACCGTTGGGGCGGATGTCCAGAATCGTAACATTTTTGGGGTGGGAGCAATCTCACCCTCTTTCTTTCTAGGATTTGTAAAACATGAGTAGCAAAATGTACCCAAGCAAAGATGAAGCAACACACAAATATTACGGTATGTATTACAAGGCAGGCGAGGAGACGTGCTATTTGTGGGCAGGTAACGAGTGGGTGTACTCTGCTTGCACAGCGGAGGACATCAAGAAGTTTGGGACCCCTCTTAAAACGAAGCAGGAAGCCCAAGAGCAATCGCAAGATCAACCCGCTACTACCCTACAGACCCCCCTTAGCAACAGCCCTTCCTTGCCCGTACAGGAGGTTTCAGAGGGTATTGAAGACACACGTAAGAAAGCACTGGATGATTTGGTTGCTTTCTCTCAGGAACATGGCTTGTATGACATGGTTGGTAATCCACTAGTGAAGCCTTTGATCCCAAACATGGCGGAAAAGAACGGAAACGCGACATGCGACCCAACTTCTCCCGACAACCGTCAAGTAGGTGGCGATCACTACAAGCGTATGAAGGTACAGCCTTGGGCTGCACTTGATGACTGGTTGACAAGTGACCAGAAAGTAGGTTACTATCTAGGTAGTGCTGTTGCTTACCTCGCTCGGTTCAACAGTGAAGGTGTTGGAAAGGGTGGAGTCCAAGACGTGAAGAAAGCCAAGCACTATCTTGAAAAGCTGATTGACACGCTGAATAAGGAGAAGAAAGATGAGTAAGATGATTAAGCAGTTTGACGCTTGTGCTGGTCGTGACTACAAAGTATCTAACGGTGAACAGAAGACACATTGGATTCACTGTGGGCGCATGACGCAATGGGACGACGACACGTTCACCTTCGAACAGCACGCGGTTCCTACCTTTCCGGGCTGGAATGGTAAGATCAAGATGTTTCCGCAGCGAGAGGTTTGACATGAGTCCCAATGAGTACCAACAGAAGTGTCTAGAGTACGCTCTTCCTACTAGCCTTAACAGTGCTTATCTAGTTACTGGTCTTTGTAGTGAAGCAGGGGAAGTAGCGGGGGCGTATGCCAAGTGGATCAGAGATGGGGCTAGTCGTGTGGAGGAAAGCGAAGCCTCTCGCCAGAACATCAAGAAGGAAGTAGGGGACGTGATGTGGTTCTGTGCTGTGCTTAGTGACTACTATGGCTTTGATCTTGAATCCGTCATGCGCCACAACATCGAAAAGCTAGAAGACCGTAAGCAACGTAACGTAATCAGTGGGAGTGGTGATGACCGTTGAAGTAGTGTGGGTAACACCTGACGCAGAGAAGCATCTAGCGTACATCGCTCGTGTCAGTAATCCAGATAACCAAGAGAACCCGGACTATACAAAACTGTTGAAGTACATGCTGGATAACGGACATTGGTCCCCGTTTGAGATGGTTAACTTGTGCTTGGAGATTAACACGACACGAGACATTGCTCGTCAGATTCTCCGTCACCGCAGTTTCAGTTACCAAGAATTTAGCCAGCGATACCAGACTGTTGACAAACTCGGTGACATGGTGTACCGTGAGTGTCGATTGCAAGACGAAAAGAACAGGCAGAACAGTCTTCCTTGTGAGGGTGAGTGGCTAAACAACACATGGAAAAGACTTCAAAAGTGTGTTATGGATGACGCTAGGGATTTTTATGAGTTTGCAATTCAAGAGGGCGTCGCCAAGGAAGTCGCTCGTGCTTTGCTTCCAGAGGGTCTTACGCCTAGTCGTATGTACGTGAACGGTACGCTTCGTAGTTGGATTCACTACGTTGAAGTGCGGTGTGACGAGAGTACACAGAAAGAGCATCGAGAGATTGCTAACGCTGTGAAGGGTAAACTTGTTGAGTTGTTTCCTACTGTAGCTAGTGCAATGGGGTGGGCGCATGTCTGAAATGATTCAGGTCAAAGAGAAAATCTACAAGACGCACTACAATGATTGGAGTTCCATCCAATCTTTCGTCTACGAAGTAGAAAGCGTCATAGCCGAAAAAGCTGAACTTGGATATCAAAATATCAAAATTGATAGTGAGAAAGAATATGGATACGACAACGATGGCTACTACGAATGGTATATCTACTATAACCGCCCGATGACTCCAAAAGAGCTAGAAGCTAAGATGAAGCGTACACAAAAGGCAAGGGAATCTGCAAAGAAGCAAAAGGAAAAGAAGGACGCACAAGAGAAAGAACTGTTTGAAAAGCTGAAGAAGAAGTGGGGTCTTGATAATGTCTGAAATCCAAAAGTGGCTTGTGTTCAAGACAACCGAGAACGAAGGTGAGTACGTTGTAAATTCGGCATGTGCCCCGAGCTTTGAAGTCTTGCTCAAAGCCCTTGGCTACACAGTAACAGTAGAGGAACTAGACAGTGGAAACGTATCAGACGAAACATTTTAAGGCGTATCCAAACACAGAGGACAGCTACTGGCTAGAGTTCTGCAACGGTGTAAAGAGCCTTGACATCTTTATGCTTGAGGATGGCTTTTGGTACTACTTCTCTGAAGGTAAGGGAGCCTCTGGTTCCTACTGTCTCCGAGAGATTTCTGACATCCTAGACATGATGAACAAAGAGTGGAACGATCAAGTCAACGCCTACTTCGAGAACAACCCTGATGCAACACAGCACGAAGCCACCGACCAAAGCACAACAGAAGCGTTTTGAGCGCATGTCGGCTATCGGATGTGTGCCTTGTATTCTCCGAGGTATCCACCAGAACCCACCACAAATCCACCACATCATCAGCGGAAAGAAGCGTCTTGGTCACGACTACACAATTGCCAAGTGCCCATATCACCATGAAGGACAGGTGCCGTGTGGGCACAAGTACGAAGACGTAAGGGAAATCATGGGTCCAAGTTACGCACTAGAACCAGAGGCGTTCAAACAAGAGTTCGGGAGCCAATCTGAACTGCTTGAGTTCCAGAACGCCTTGCTTGACCACTACATTGAATGTGA